CGCAAGACAAAATGTTTATTAGATTCTCTGATCAAGAAGATATATCTGATTATGCTCCTACATCAATTAATACTGCTGGAACATTTAGAATAGATTCTGGTACTAAAATAGTAGGTGCCGTAAAAGGTAAAGATTATATTTTAATTGTAACAGATACTTCTGCTTACATAATGCAATTTGTTGGACCACCTTTCACATTTTCCATAAGACAAGTTGGATCTAATTGTGGATGTATAGGACAACATGCAATTACTTATGCCAATGGTGCTGTATGGTGGATGGGTCAAGCAGGTGGTTTTTTTGTGTTTGATGGTACAGTAAAATCATTGCCATGTTTAGTAGAAGATTTTGTATTTACTAGTAAAGGAGACAATCTTGGTATTAGTTATGAAAATGGTGAACAAATATATGCAGGATTAAATCACTTATATGAAGAGATAACTTGGTATTATCCTAAAAATGGTTCTTCATTAATAGACAGAAGTGTAACTTATAACTATACTGAAAATACATGGACAACTGGATCATTAGCTAGAACAACTTGGCATGACGCTACATTATATGATAATCCGTATGCAACTGAATTTTCTTCAACTGGCACTCCGACATTTCCAACAATACAAGGGGTAACAAATCAAAATGGGGCTACAACTTATTACCAACATGAAAAAGGAAATAATCAAGTTAGTGCAGGAGGTACTAAGGTAGCAATACCAGCATTTATCCAATCAGGCGATTTTGATTTATCTCAAGGTGGTGATGGTCAATTTTTTTTAAGTATTAGAAGATTTATACCTGATTTTAAATTGTTAACTGGAGATGCACAAGTAACAATCAATTTAAGAAAATTTCCATCTAGTACTGAAGCGTCCTCGCCTCTCGGACCTTTTACCGTAACAAGTACAACTGAGAAAGTAGATACTAGAGCAAGGTCAAGATTCGCAAGTTTAAAAATAGCAAACACATCAACAGATCAAAGTTGGAGATACGGAACTTTTAGAGCAGATGTACAGCCCGATGGTATGAGATAATGGCTAAGATTAATATTTTAATACCTGAACCAACAACTGAGTATACAGAAGAAAACCAACGTCAGGTAGCACAAACTATACAAACTCTTAAAGATAAGTTAAACACAACTTACCAACAAGAAATTAAAAATGAACAAGACGCTTTCAATTACTTTTTATCATGACAATTAGATATAAAAATCAAGGTTTCAAACAAGCTAGTACAGGTAAAACTACAGTGTTTACATGTCCTACAGATGCTACAGTTATAATTAAAAGTGTTTATGTTGCAAATAACGATGCTTCATCAGGTGTTTTAGTTAACATGAATTTAGTGGACTCATCTGATTCTAGCACTGAATATGAATTTTTTCGAGATGAAGTAGCAGCTAAATCACAAGTCAATGCAACACCTCAAGGTTTAAATTTAGAAGCAGGTGACGCAATCACAGTACAAGCAGCTACGGGAAGTAACACAATTCAAGGTGCTATTAGTTTTGCTCAAATAGATAGATCTCAGGAGAATGGATAAAATAATAAGTAAAATTATTTTTTCTAAAGATGAAACTTATTTAATATCAAAATTTATTCTTGAAAACGAAGACAAGATAAAAAGTTTAGGTCAATCAAATTATGACTTAGCTAGTAAAAATTCTTTAACAGGCACATTCAGGTTTTTTAATTTTTTAAACAGTGAAGTTGGACATCTAATTAAAGAAAAAGTTTTTAAATTTTTAGAAGAACAAAATATTTTAAAACCACTATATATACAATGTTGGGCAAATACTTTTAGAAAAAACGAAGGTATTGGTACTCATAAACATGCATTTGGTTTAGAGGAGTATTTTTGTGCTAATATATTTATAGATGGTGATGAAGATATTGGCACTACTTATATTATTGATAATAATCATTACAATATTAAAAATAAAAAAGGAGAGATAACTTTATTTAGTTCCCAAATACCACATTATGTTGAAAAAAATAAAAAAGATAATATAAGAATATCCTTGGCCATGGATATACATAAAAATAAAAATACTGCTGGTGAAATAGAAAATAAAAAAAGATATTATTATCACGTATAATGTTTCAAATAAAAAAATTTTTACATCCAAATATTTGTAAATATATTATTGATTATATAAATAGTAATATAGATAATTCTAGACTTTGGAATGAAAGAAAAATAATTCCTGTTAATGAAAATGTAGACGATCCTATAATAAAAAATTTACACGATTTATATGTTTCGTTAAGGCCAAAAGAAAAATTAGCTAATATGGAACTTATAAGTTGGGTCAAAGGTGGATCACATGATTGGCATGATGATACTATTTATTATAAATACACAACTATAACATATCTAAACGATAACTTTACCGGTGGTAGAACAGAATTAAAAGATCTTATCATTGAGCCTGAGGTAGGAAAATTTATAGGTTTCGATGCATCAACTTTACATAAGGTAAACAAACTTGAATCAGGTTCAAGATATGTTATTTTAGCTTGGTATAACTATGGCTAGAGTTAAATTTTTACATTATGTCCCAAGGCCGAAACCAAGGAAACGTCCTGGTCGTCACAAAAAACGATTAAATAAAAATGAAAAGAGATCGTATAAAAAATACCACCGACAAGGTAGATAATGAAGTATAATCTGTGGGGGGATAGTGTATTAATTGATTATTTTGAAAGTGAAGAGTTTTATGACATCGTGCATCAAATATTAAATAATAATATGAAAAAAGGAGAGGGAGTAAAAATTTCAAATAAAAATGGTTTTCAAACACCAAACATATTTCATCAGTATATTCATGAAAAAATTTTAGAATGGGTAGCGACTGTTTTAAAAAAAGAATATATTTTTAAAAAAGAGTTTGAAATACAACTTTTAAATTTATGGATTAATCAAAATAAAAAATATTCATATAATGATCCACACACACATCCTGAATCAGATTTATCAGGTGTATATTATTTGGATGTTCCAAAAAATTCAGGTGATATTTATTTTAAAGATTTTAAAAAAGAATTTAGCAGTTTAAATAATTTTTTCATACATAGAGATTTTATGTCTTACAAATCAATTAAAAATTATAAAAATCAATTTTTATTATTTCCATCAAATTTCATTCATGGTGTAGATATTAACATGACTGAGTCACCTAGAGTTTCGGTAGCATTTAATATAAGGTTGCAAAATAAAATAAAATAGATATATTCTACACATGAGTGATTTACCAAAAATACCAGCTGAAGCGAAAGAAATAATAAAACATAAAAGAACAGGAAAAGTTTATGCCAACAAGGCAGAATTTGATGCAGAGGTAGCAGATCCTAATATTGATACTAGTGAAGAAGATTTTCGTCAAGATTTAGAAATTAAAGTAACTAAAGTGTCGATGGAATCTTTTACAAAAAAATAATGGAACCAAGAGGAGCTACTGAATTACAAATGGAAATGCTGCATAGGCATGTTTCAAAAGAGCTTCTAGATCAAGTGCAAATTTGCACTTCAATACCTGGTAAAATTCCTTTAGACCCTAACAAGTTAAATATTCTTTGGCAAAAGAATGCTTACAATCAAGGTAACTTACAAGAGTTTTTTTCTAATAAAAAAAGACATGATGAATATGATTGGTATGTTTTTAATAGCCATTGGAATTATGAAAAGTTTAGATATGTTTTTGATATACCAACTCACAAATCAATTGTAATTAAAAATGGTATAGAAGATTTTCCCCATAGAAAAATTTATAAAAAGGGCAATCCTATTAAATTAATTCATCATTGTACTCCATGGAGAGGATTAAATATTTTATTAAGAGCCATGCAAGAAATAAAAATCCTAATATAACTTTAGATGTTTATTCATCTGCAAAAGTCTATGGAAGTGAATATGCTAAGAGTAACGAAAAAGATTTTGAACCACTTTATGAACAAGCTAGATCATTACCAAATGTAAATTATATTGGTTATAAACCAAATGAATATTTAAAAGAAATGATGCCTACTTATGATATGTTTGTTTATCCAAGCATTTTTGAAGAGACATCTTGTGTATCTGCTTTAGAAGCTTTAGCTTCAGGAGTACATGTAATTACAAATAATTTTGGTGCTCTATATGAAACTTGTGCAGAGTGGCCGGTGTATGTAAATTACTCTAGCGACTTTCAACAAATGGCTATAGATACTGCAAGTGCTATAGAGGTAGCTGCAGATTATTTACATGAAAATTACATTCAAGATCATTTAAATGAACAACAAAAATTTTATAAAAGATTTTATAATTGGGAAAAACGAGGTATGGAATGGACACAATTTTTGAAAGGAGCCATAAATGAAAGAAAGAAATCAATTCGTTAATGAAGATACTTATCAAACTTTGACTGAGTTAAAAGTTTCTAATGATGAATATAAAAAAAGAATAAGTCCCTTATGGAAAGAAGAAAAAATTGTAAAACCAAAAAGTGAATTTTCATTACACGTTTGTACTCCCGTGCACAGCGATGTATCAATGCATTATACTCAAGCAATTTTAGAATTACAAAAACTATGTTTTCAACAAAAAATTGATATTACATTTTCAATAATTAAATCATCTTTAGTTACTCAAGGCAGAAATTTATGTGTTTCATCATTTTTAGAATCGGAATTTACACACTTATTATTTGTTGACTCTGATATTTATTTTCATGCTAAATCAATTATTAAAATGGTAAAAAGAGATAAAGAAATATTATCTATACCTTATCCTTTAAAAAGCATGATGTGGGATAAATTATTTCAAAAGGTAAAACAAGACGAAATAAAAAAACCTGAAGATTTAAAAAGATGGTTAAACGCTTATCCTATGAGAGTCGAAGATCCAAAAGATATAAAAGTTGCTCAAGGATGTATGGAGGTAACTCATAGCCCTACTGGATGTATGTTAATAAAAAGAGAAGTTTTTGATAAAATGATTAAAGCTTATCCTGAAAAAAAGATAGTACAAAAAACAGTTATTAATGGAGATTATGTAGATAGAAACCATATGTGGAATTTTTTCGATTGTTTACATGATCCTGAGACTAAAACTTATTTAGGAGAAGACTTTAGTTTTTGTAAACTTTGGAAAGATATTGGTGGTAAATGTTATGCATTTATTGATGACCCAATCCACCATATTGGAGAGTATTCTTATGAAGGCCGTTTTGCAGATGAGTTGATACCACCCAAGTAACAAGGTATAATGTATGCTATAATTAGGAAAATAGTATATGGATCCATTTACATTAGCATTAGCCACATTTGGCGTACAAAAACTTAGAGGAAAATCTACAAAACGAGCATTAAGAGATGCTGCCATTGTTGGTGGTGGTTCTTATGCATTAGGTGCAGCTGGAGTTGGTGGATCTACATTTCAAGGGGCTCCTTTTTCAGGTATACAAAGTCTTTTTGGTGCAGGACCTACATCTAATTTTGCACAACAAAGAGCAGTCGGAGATATAGGATCATTTGCTGCAAGAGGTGGAGGAGCTGATTTAGCAACTGTAAGAGCAGCAGATTCAACTATGAAAGCCAAAGCTGCAGCAGGATCAGAAAAAGGTATAAGTGCATTATTAAAAAAAGCTAAAGACAACCCATTAGAAAGTGCTTTAATTGCATCAACAGTTTTACCTTTATTAGAAGGAGAGGGTGAACCATTTAAAGAACCTTTTACAAAAGAAGATTATGAGAAAGCCTATAAAGAACAATCTAAAAAACTAGAGGGTGGTTTTGAACCAGCAACAAATTTTATACCTTCTAGAGCTGAAGTATTTGGCTCTAATATGTTTTATGCAAATGAAGGTGGACTAGCTACTGCTATTCCAAAATACAATCAAGGTGGTATAAATTACTTACCATCTAAAGTTGATCATGATGAAAATGACGTAAACAATTATGTAAGAGCAGAAGGTTATGTTGAAGATGGAGCAGGTGTTGGAGACAAAGATGAAGACACTATGTTAGCACAATTAGCTGATGGTGAATTTGTATCTAGAGCAGATGCAGTTTTAGGTGCAGGTATTTTATCAGGTGCTGATCCCAAGAATTTTAAGAGTATGAGAAAAGCTGGTGCAGATTTTTTCTACGATCAACAAAAAAAATTTAAAAGAATTTACGATATAACAAATGCAGCTAAACAAAATTAATATAGAGAAAAAAGTTGATGTACTTGAAGTCTATCCAGGCGTGGTAGATGAGTATTGGAATTTAGTTGATTTTATGTTGAGAGAGGGTCTTAAATATGATGGAGATCCTATGGATATAAATGAATTAAAAAAATTAATTAAAGAAAAACAAATGCAATTGTTTATTATGTTTGGTTCTGATGATGGTAAACAATATAAAGTTTTTGGTGTTTGTGTAACAAGAATCACGGCTCTTCCTAACTTTAATCAGTGTGAAGTAATTTTATTAAAAGGGGAAAAAAGAGAGTTATGGCAAGATGAATTAGCAAACACTATTGAAAGTCTTGCAAAGTCAGCTGATTGTAAAAGAATAGCAGTACATGCAAGACCTGGATGGCAACCATTTTTAAAAACAAAAGGTTGGAACGTAAAAAGATATTTATATACTAAGGAGATAAAATAATGAGTTTTATATTTGGAGGTGGAAGTAGTGGGGGTGGATCACAAACATCAGGTACTCAAGTAGTAACACAAAGAGAAGCTCCAGGTGTTGAGGCTAGAAAATTATCCCTATATGACCAAGCTGCTAAATTAGCTTCACAACCTGTTTCATTACCTGCAATTCAAGTTGCTCCTATAAGTGGGATTGAACAAGCTGCAATTACTCAAGCTGGTCAAACTGGTGTGGGAGCTGGAACAGTTGGACAAGGTATAACTGCTTTACAAGGTGCACAAGCTGCTCCAAATATTTCTCAATTTTTAAATCCATTTCAATCTTTTGTTACTGATGAAATTACTAGACAAGCTCAAATTGCAACAAATCAATTAGGTGCTCAAGCAGTAAGAAGTGGTGCTTTTGGTGGCGGGAGACAAGGTATTGCAGAAGCAGAGATAGAGAGAGCAAGATTAGCTAATATAGGACAAGCACAAGCACAAGGTTTTCAAACTGCATTAGGTGCAGCTCAAACTCAAAGACAACAACAATTAGCAGCTGGTGCTGCTCTAGGACAATTAGGAGCTCAACAACAAGCTATGTCTTTAGCAGATATACAAGCTCAATTACAAGCAGGTGCACTTCAAAGAGGTATTGGACAAGCTGCTCTAGATGCACAAAGACAAACTGCTTTACAAAGAGCTTATGAACCATTCCAAAGAATAGAATTTTTAAAAGGTATTATGACTAATTTACCGACAGCTCAGAGTACACTTACAGCAACAACAGCTCCCGGTGCTAATCCAGTTGGACAAGCTTTAGGTGCAGGATTAGGTGCATACTCTGCTTACAACTTGATGCAACCGAGGTAATAATGGATAGCGTATTAACTAGAAAATTATTTAGAAAAAGATATTTTCAATTTAATCCACCTAAAAAATTTAACAATGGTGGCTTATCATCTTTAGAAAAAGGTATCATAGCAGCATCATTTGCAGCTCCCCTTTTACAATCTACAAAAGCTCCAGGTCAAAGCACAATAGCTGCGACTGCTGCATCATTAGGAAAAGGTTTTGAAAAACTACCTGACACATTACTAGCAATACAAAAAGCAAAACCAACTGGTGTTGAATCTGTTAGACAAGCTACTGAAGGTGAAAAAATAAATTTAGGGTTTAGTCCTGAAGATAATGTAAATGTTAAAGTTAAAAATGGTGTTGTTACTGGTATTGCATCTAAACCAACAGCTGGAGAAAGAGATAAGGCAGCTGATCGAGTAGCTGCATTTGATTCATTAGATAGAATTGAGGCCGGTTTAAAAAAAGTTAAAACTGGTCCTGTGTCAGGCAGAATAGCTAAGACACAAGCTTTCTTAGGATTTAATAAAGATGCAGCCTTACTTAATACTGAAATAGAAGATTTTAGAAAGTCAATCATTAAAGCACTTAGGGGTGCACAAGTTGGTGTTGCAGAGGAAGCAAGTTTTGATGCCGTGCTTCCATCTATATCAGATCCACCTGACGTAATTGCTGCTAAGATTGAAGTGGCAAGAAATAAATTAGGTAACATCGAAAAAAGATTAAATCCAAACGGAGTTGTATCAACTAGATTAAAAGCAGAAGAGGTAGCAAAACAAGATGCTGCATTATTTGAAAAATTTGGAATAGCTTTTAATTTAGATACTAATTTTGATTCAAGCTTAGAAACTTTTAATCCAGATGGAACACCAGCGAGGTAATGTATGGGAAGAGTAAACATAAAAGGTCTAGGTGTAGTAGATATAGAGGGTAATGCTCCTAATGAAGAGGAGATAGCAGTATTTCAAAAAATGATTGAAGCTAAGGGGGCAGCACAAGTTATTGATGCTCCAGCTGAAGAATTAACAGAAAGTTTTATGTCATCTCCAGCTTTTGGTAGATTACTTACTGAAGCTGGTTTAGCTATAGCTGGATCAATCGCAACAGGTGGTTTAGCTTTACCTGGTCTTGCATTGAGAGCTGGTATGTTAGCTAGACCCTTTTTAACTCAATTAGCAAAAAGCTCAATAGGTGCTGGTGTTGGAGGTGGGACGGGTGCAGCAGTTGCACAAACTTTTGATCCAAAAGAAGATGTTATTAAAGAAATTTTAAGAGCCACAACAGAGGGTGCATTAGCAGAAGCTGTTGGTGCTCCTATTGTAATTAAAGGTGCACAAGTAGCTGGTAAATTTTTAGGATCAAGTAATCCAAAAGCTTTTAACGATTTATTAGATGGTGCTAGAGATGCTGAGTTTGCTTTACAATCAAAAGGAGTACAAATATTAAAAGGTATAAAACCTGATGATTTTGCAAAATTAAAACCTGAAGAACAAAAGAAAATTTTAAAAGAAATAACATCCAAAGGATTTGTTGCAGATGAACAAACTGTAACACAATTTGCTACAGCAGCTGGATTAAAAACGACTGCAAAAGGAATTAAAGGATTAGAAAAAACTGCTGTGGAAATAGCACAAGGTTTGACACCTGGTGTTAAGTCTTCAAATAGAACACTAGAAATTATAGAAAACATAGCACAAAAATCTATTGTTGGTGGTGGTGCTATCACTACAAGATATCAAGCTGCTAAAGAAGTTGGAGATATAATCGCAAGAGATGTTCTTCAAGAATTTCAACAAGGAGCTAAAGTAGGTGAAGCAGAAATAGGAACATTCTTTTTAGAAAGTTTAGGTAAAGCACAAGGTGCATTTAGAAAAACTTCGAATAAATTATATGAAAATGTAAATGATATTTTAATTGAAAAAGGTGCATTGGATACTCAAGTGATACCAGTAAACACTCTTAGAAATACAATTGATGATATAAAAAAATTCTATACTGAGTCTGCTGCTCCTGAATCATTAGGTAGAAGAATTGCTTCTATAGAAAATAATATTACAACAAGAGGTGGTAAATATAGTTTTAGTCAATTAGATAAATTAAGAAAAGGTTTACAAGATGATTTTGCTACACTAACAGATCGTACATCTAGAAAATACAATGGACAATTGATAGCAACTGTAGATGATATATTAACTGATCCAAAATTAAACCAACTAATACCTAAAGAAGCTGTAGATGCTTTAAATCTTGCAAACAGATTTGT